GGATTGTTGTTTCATTAATACTTGGTTTTCTACCTGAACCAAAATCAATTTCAAATTGTTCTTCATTTGTTAATTGTTTACTCTTACGTGTTCTACCTCTACTCATAGATTAAATTTTACGTTCTTTATTTTCATATTTATTATCCAAGTCCGCTTCTCGGTACTTTTCTAATAAATATTCTCCATTTGTCGTAACTTCACATTTAAATTTAATTACAAAGTACCCATCAAATTCAACAACCTTATCAAACTCAACTACTTTGTACTCAAACACTCTAAAATCATTAACTCCGAT